AAAAATATGATTCCAAGACTGGTGCCTTGATAGTATAAATAGATAATAAAACTATTGGGAACTATAAATGGCTAAACCCACAACTAGAGCGACATTCAAAGACTACTGCCTACGCAGATTAGGTCATCCAGTAATCCAAATCAATGTGGATGATGACCAAGTTGAAGACAGAATTGATGATGCACTACAATTCTTTGAAGACTATCATTTTGATGGTTGCGAACAAATGTACCTGAAGCATCAAATCACTCAAGCTGATATTGACCGCAGATGGATTTATTGCCCAGATCCAGTAATTTTTGTTACTGGAATCATACCATTTGACCAGTCATCTTCCTCAGTCAACATGTTTGACTTGCGCTATCAGTTGCGTTTGCATGATTTGTATGACTTTACCTCCGTGTCATATGTCTCATATGAGATTACCATGCAACACATTCGTACATTGAATCTGTTGTTCTCTGGTACACCATTGTTCAGATTTAATCGTAAACAAAATAGAATTTTCTTAGACATTGATTGGTCTAGAGACTTACAAGTTGGTCAGTATGTTGTTGTGGAATGCTATCGTGCGATGCGCCCAGATACAGTTACTTTGACGGGCACTTTGACGGGCACAACAACAAGCAATACTATTACTGGAACCGGAACAATTTTTGACCAAGAAGTTATTGAAAACGACATTATCACACTATCTAGTGGTCAAGAAGTTCAGATTCGGACAATCAATTCTCCAACAAGTATTACTATTGCAAGTAGTTTAACGACAAACATTACGGCTAACACAGCAACAAAAGCCGGTGTTACGGATGTTTGGAATGATAAGTTTTTGAAGAACTATGCTACAGCTAAAATTAAATATCAATGGGGCACTAATCTTTCTAAGTTTGCTGGCATTCAAATGCCTGGTGGTGTAACACTAGATGGTCCAAGAATCATGCAAGAAGCACAAACTGAGTTGGACAAACTAGAAGAAGAAATGTATACCATCAGCAGTATGCCTAGCGAAATCTTTGTTGGTTAAAGTGGGAGTTTAAAATTAGTACCAACTTCTATTTTAATAATTTTCCATTACACCAAATAACCAGTGAGCAATTGCTGGTAGAAGATTTGGTGATTGAAGCTATGCAAATTCATGGCATGGATGTTTATTATCTTCCACAGACTTCAAGAGACCAAGTGGATATGTTATATGGTGAAGATACGTTAAAAGAATTTCGTAGTGCTTATGGAATTGAAATGTATCTGGAGAATGTTAGTGGAATGGATGGCGAAGGCGATTTCATTTCTAAATTTGGATTAGAGATTAGAGATGAAGTAACATTACTAATGTCACGCAGAAGATTTTCTTCTTTAGGTACATCGTTGACTAGACCTAGAGAAGGCGATTTGATTTATATTCCTCTATTACAAAATTTCTTTGAGATATCGTTTGTGGAACATGAAAACAATCAAGCTATGTTCTACACATTAGGGCGTGGTCGTGGCGGCAATGTTTATGTATATGCTTTGAAGTTAAAACAGTTTGTCTTTAGTGAAGAAATTATTTCTACTGGTGTTGATGAAATTGATGACCAGATATTTGATAGCTACAAACGTTCATCATTGCCTCTCGCAAATACAACAGTGTTTCCTGCAGGAACTGGCTCTTTTGTTTCAGGAGAAATTATATATCAGGGTTCTTCATTAGCAACAGCAAATGCACAAGCTATTGTTTATTCTTATACTGCACATTCATCTGTTGACATTATTCAGGTCCAAGGAACTTTTGCTAGTGGTAATGTTCGCGGCAATACAAGCAATACATTGAGAAGTGCTATATCATACAATGATGATTCACAAGTTGGTAATAGTATATTTGAAGATATCGCAGACAATGTTAGAATAGAAACTGAAGCTGATGGAATATTAGACTTCACGGAAAATAATCCTTTTGGTGAAGCCTGATGTTAAATAATTCGCATTTTTATAATAGAACAATTCGTAAAGTAGTAGTTGCTTTTGGCACACTATTCAATGATTTGTTATTGGTAAGATATAATAAAGCAGGAACAGTTGAGCATGAGAGAATGCGTGTTCCTCTTTCTTATGGCGGAAAAGAAAAATATGTTACCAGATTGATATCTGATCCAACATTAACAAAATCTATTGCAACATCTGTACCAAGAATTTCTTTTGATTTGATTGGATTAGAATACGATTCATCCAGAAAATTCAATACTATAAACAGAAACTTCTCAACAAACGCTACGACAGGTGCAGTATCTGGGCAGTATGCACCAATACCATACAACTTTGAATTTGAGTTAGCTATCTACGTTAGAAATACAGAAGATGGTACACAGATTCTTGAACAGATATTGCCATACTTCACACCAGATTTTACTATCACCGTAGATTTAATACCGTCATTAGGTAGAAAATATGATATGCCTGTCATTCTTAACTCAGTAACACCACAAACGGAGTATGAAGGCGACATGTCTACGACTAGACTTATCATTTGGAATTTATCTTTTACAGTAAAAGGATACATCTTCCCACCAGTAAGCACAGTTGGTTTAATTGAACAAGCAAACACAAACATCTACACAGACTCAAGAAGCACTCTATCACAAAAAGTATACGTTGATTATGCTAATGGTTCTGGTGTTTTAGTTACGGGTGAAGTTGTTAGAAGTTCATCTAAAAACAAAACAGGAACTGTTGTATACTTTGCAAATAATAGCGGAGGCACATTAGTGGTGTCAGACTTAAATGATTTGCTTGAAGAAGATGATGTGATTGTTGGTGATTATTCTAATGCTACATATACAATAAATACCGTAGATTTGAATCCATTAAAAACAGTTGCAATTATAACTGTACCAGATCCAGTATCAGCAAACTCGGATGAAGATTTTGGATTCACAGAAACGATTACAGAATTTCCAAGTACTTTGACTTAAAATAGGAAGTCTAAATGGCAAAAAAGCTATCTCAATTAACCGCTATCTCTAGTGTTGGAAATATACCAGCAAATATTATATTTGGAATTTCCAACACAGCAAGCGGTACATCAAACACTATATCACTATTATCATTAACAACACATCTTGATTCCACTTTTGCTACTGATATTGCTTCATTGGCAAACGTAGGCGCCGGTCTTATTACGGTAACATCAGCTTACCAAGCAAATACTGGTGCGGCCGCTTTAGCTGGACAAGCCAACGTTGGGGCTGCTAGAATTGCTGATGTATCCTCTGGACAAGCAAATACTGGCGCTGGATTAATTATTGTTGGATCAAGAGCAAATTCAGCTTTTGAACAATCCAACTTAGCATATGTTCAAGCTAACGCTGGTTTCAATCAAGCAAACACAAATTATTTACCGGCAGTAACTCGTTTAAATGTGACCAATAGTGGTTCTTCCGCATTTTTGTTGGATCAATATAGTGGTAACAATCCTGCAATTTATGTTAGAGCTGGAGAAACATTAGCATTTAATTTAAGTGTCACAGGTCATCCTTTTTTGATTCGTGTATCAAATGCTGGTGCAAACTCTGATACTGGTCTTACCCATGTTACGTCAAATGGTGTTATAACAACATCATCTGATGCACAAGGAAAACAAAGTGGCACACTTTATTGGAAAGTACCTTATAATTTAGCAGGAAATACTTATGTTTATCAATGTAGTGTTCATTCTGGAATGGTCGGTAATATCATTATTGAACCATCAGTATATGTTGCATATAATCAAGCAAACATAGCTTTTAATGCGGCCAACTCAGCGGTAACAACAGGACAAGCCAACGTTGGCGCAAGTGTTATTATATTAACTAATAATATTAGCAACGCATTCAATCAAGCTAATAGTGCATACACAGCGGCTAATACTGCATTGAATATATCACAAAATATTCAAATACAAGATTACACATTGCAGTTGACGGATCGTGGAAAACATATCTATAGTACCAATACACAAGTTCAAACAATTACAATTCCAAACGCTGGCGTTGTTGCGTGGCCTACTGGCACAGTAATTGATATTGTTCTTGATGGAACTGGAAAAATTAATGTTGCAACCTCAAATGATGTTACTCTTTATGTTGCTAACAATTCTACAGTAAGAGGATATGCAAATGTGTATCCTCGTGGTTGGGCTACACTATTGTATGTCAGTGGAAATACTTGGTATATCAAAGGTCAGGGTGTAGATTGAAAACTAATGAAAATCTATCCAACATCTTTGGAGTTCAACCACTAGCAGAAGACGAATCTTCTATAGTTGAAATTGTTCCAACAGATGTGGATTCGGATTTTGAATTCGCAAGAAACAATATTCGTGAGTTAGCCGAAAAGGGTAGAGTTGCGGTAGATAATATTCTTATGGTAGCAAAAGCAACGGATCATCCAAGAGCATATGAAGTTGCAGCCGCGCTAATTAAAAATATGTCTGATATTAATAAAGATTTACTTGAGTTACAAAAGAGAAAAAGAGATTTGTCACCAATCAAAGAACAAACTGTAGTGAATGTAGACAAAGCTGTATTTGTAGGTTCAACAAGAGATTTGATTAAACAAATTAAACAAGTAGGATAGAATGGAAAAATTAATTGAACAACTAAAAGTAATCTTGGGTACCAATTTTGCTCTGTATCTAAAATCACATGGGTATCATTGGAATATTGAAGGTGCTAATTTTCCACAATACCATGATTTCCTCAATGGATTCTACACTGAAGTTTTTAATCAAAACGATTCTATTGCGGAACACATCCGTCAATTAGACAGTTATGCTCCAGGTTCACTAGAGAGAATGTTGGAATTAGCTGACTTGGAAGAATCACAAAACATTCCTATAGCACTTGCTATGATGACTGAATTGAAGCGAGACAACGATAGATTCATCGTGCATCTCCGTGCAGGTATTGTTGCAGCCGAACAAGCCGATGAGCCAGCAATTGGTAATTTCTTGCAAGACCTTTTGGGTGCTCACCAAAAGAAAGCATGGATGTTAAGAAGCATTATTAAATAATGTCAATCGGTGGTTATTTAGGTAATCCAAAGCTAAAGCGATTTGGTGTACAAGTTGAGTATACCAATGACCAGCTAATTGAGATTACTCGGTGCATTAAAGACCCAGTCTACTTCATTAAGAATTATGTAAAGATTGTTAACGTAGACTTGGGTTTAATTCCTTTTGATATGTGGGACTTTCAAGTGGATATGGTTCGTGGTTTCCACAGTAATCGTTTCTCCATTGCTAAGATGCCACGACAAGTTGGTAAAACAACAACTACCGCTGGCTATATGCTCTGGGCTGTTTTGTTTTCAGATGACTACAAGATTGCAATTTTAGCAAACAAAGGCGACTTAGCCCGTGACATTCTTGGTCGTATCAAATACTCTTATGAATATCTTCCATTGTGGATGCAACAAGGCATTATGGAATGGAACAAAGGCAACATTGTACTTGAGAATGGTTCTGAGATTTCAGCTTATGCAACAAACGCATCTGGTGTTCGTGGAGGAACATACAATCTAGTATTCTTAGATGAGTTTGCTTTCGTTCCACAAAACATTGCAGCCGAGTTCTTTACTTCTACTTATCCGGTAATCTCGTCTGGTAAAACAACAAAAGTTATTATCGTTTCAACACCACATGGATTGAATCAGTTCTATAAGATGTGGACAAATGCTGTTGAACAGCGTTCACTATATGTGCCATTTGAAGTTCATTGGTCTATGGTACCTGGGCGAGATGCCGCATGGCGTGAAGAAACGATTAGAAACACCAGTGAAGAACAGTTCAGGCAAGAGTTTGAAACCGAGTTCATTGGTTCATCAGCAACATTGATTCCTGGCGCTAAACTGAAGATGCTTGCGTTTAATAATCCAGCCGAAAAAGAAGAATACTTGGACATTTACGAAGCACCAAAACCAGGGCATACTTACATGGCGATTGTAGATTGTGCGGAAGGTGTTGGATTAGATTATTCTGTATGCTCAATTATTGACGTTACTGAGATACCATATAAACACGTAGCCAAGTTTAGGGATAATAAACTATCAGCTTTCATCTTCCCAACATATGTTTATAATCTTGCTAACAGATACAATCGTGCTTGGATATTGGTAGAAACTAATAGCGTTGGGCAACAAGTAGTTGACATTTTA